GCATTTCTGACTGCATCAGCCGTAAATACAAACTCATTCTTGGATAATCTAGCTGGTACATCATCTGCTTTTTCCATACGTCCAATAGGGACAAATCCACCTTCAGCTCTATAATCTTTTTCCATACCACCCATATCTAGTAATGGCATTACCTTTTTAGCTACGGGTTCTTTCTTTGCTTGACCACCTTCTGCTGCGTAGAAATCAAACTGACTACCAGCAAATCTAGGTGCCATGTAATCAAAAGGTCTTCTTCTAATTGCAGCAATATCTATACCCGGTCCTCTATCTAGTTCTCCTGGCTCCTCTTGCTCTTCTTGTTTAGCCATTAAACCAGCTAATCCTGATGCACCAGCTATTGTCAACAATGGATTTTCTTTTGCAAAGTCTAAACCTCTACCACCAATTTTTCCAAGACTTTGTGTTATTCTAGAAAAAATACTTGGGTCTTTTACTGTTTTAGCAGCGGTTTGAATAATACCTGATCCACCTTTTACTGGACCAGCTATGTCAAACATGGTTGGTTTTGTGCTTGATGCAGCTATATTACTAAAGTCCGCACCTCCACCTCTAGGCATTTGAAATTTTCCTGCTGATGCTCTATTTGCAGCAAACGCTTGTCTATCCACTCCTGGTTTTGCTCCTCCTGGAGGAAGTGCTTTTGCTGCTGCACCACTTAATGCTGCTGATACTGCAATGTCTTTAAAATCTAAATCTTCACCTGATGCAAGTTGTGTGATACCTGTTGTTGCACCAGATATTAAAGCTGCTTGTTGTGCTGCTGATAAACTTGCCATGTAAGGGGCCATTGCTGGTCCAAGAGCATAAGGTGCTGCAACCGCTAATAGTAATCTACCTGTTGGACTCTTTGCAACTTTTTTTAAAGTTTTAGTTACAGCTTTGAAAGGTTTTCTAACTGTTTTAAATGCTTTTTTAACTATGCTACCTAATCCATAAGCTTGTCTTGCTTCATCAGTATCTTCTAAGAAGCCACCATCTGCCATAAATCTATATGCTATTCTATTTAAATCTAATGCTCCAATACCTTGTTGTGGTGTCATTGGACTCATCATAGAAGCTGCTGTTGTCATTGGGTTAAATCTCATAGCTGACCTTGTGCCTCCTTCATCCCCTCTTTCAGGAGTGTCATCATCATCTTCGCCTGTTAATGCAACTTCATCAACTATATTTATGTCTCTTTTAGGACCAAATTTATTGACTAAACCTTTTGCAAGTTGAAGAGAAAGTGGTCCTTTTTTAATAGTGTCTAAAACTGTTTGAACTACATTTCTTCTTCCACCAAAATTCTGTCCTCTATCTCCTGAAGTAGCGGCGTAGTCTGCTTTACTCATACCACGTTGTTGAAAGTCAAGATCTCTACCAGTGTTTCCTGTGGTATCCTGACCAGAGGGACTACTAAAATCAGCTTGAGAGGCATCTCTACCTCCACCTTGAAGTCCTATACGTCCTCCTAATGCTAATAATTGTTTTGCTTGTTGTGATCTTGTTATGGCCATTTGTCCCTTTTATTTTGTTTTGCCTAATAAATCAAGGCTTGGCATTACTACAGTTACATCTTTTTGAATGTCTTCAGGAGATATACCTTTGGATTTCCATTCGTCATCACTCATGTATTGTTCGCCTGTTTTCTTATTTTTAATAATTTCTATGATTCTATCTGGTTTAATTTGCTTCATTATGTTGTTACCTCTCTTGGCTGTATTTCTAATATTGAAGCTATGACGTGCAGCTCGTTCGCGTCAGCAGCTTGTACTTTTAGTATCTCTCCCTCTTCCATTACTAGTGGGTTTGTTAAAAGTTCTGTTGTTGCTTTAGATGCTATGGCTTTATCTTTAAATAGATTAAATATAGCACTACTAGAATTTACTAAAGTTATAGTTATTGTGCTCCCTGATCCAGCGTCCTCTGACACTAACAGCGATTTAACAACAGCTGTTTTAAAATTAGGCACTGTGTACAGTGTAGTTAAATCTGTTGTAGTTAAATCTACTTTTTTATTTATAAAACTATTAGCCATTAATTTAAAAAGAAGTTAAATGCTTCTACCTCCTCTTTTAATTCTTCTTGAAACGTAGTATTTAATTTTTCAACAATAGCATCTAAATCTCTAACTTGAGATTCTGCTACAGTAAAATCATATTCTTTTGACGCTCTTGTTAATACTTGTGCTATCTTTGCCATTATCTACGTCCATCTGGTTGTATGTCTAATCTAAAAGTTCCCAACTTCCAGTTTTGACTAGTTGATGTATTTTCTACTTTTAATGCTATAGCCCTAGCTCTTGCTCTAGTATCTACTTTTTGTGTTGATGTAGTTATGTCAAAAGGACCTAAAGAAGAACTAGCAGCAGTGTCATTTGGAAAGTTTCTTAAATTCAAAGTAATTCTAGTGTTGCCTGTTTGAGATATAAAATCTGGAATAAATCTTCTAATTTTCATTAGAAACTCTCCGTCTCCTCTTATGTCTGCAACACCTTGTTGTCGTTGTGTAATATCAAAATCTCCAGATAATATATTAGCAGTTATGGCTGTTATAGTTCCGTTTCTATTTTGATCTGTTCCTGTTTCATGTTCATAGTATGATGTTCTACCTTCAGTATTTCCTATGACATCAAAAGACGTATCTGTGCTTGCATCATATTCAAGAGCATGTGGTTTACCAAAAACTGCAGAATCTCTCCATATAGTTCTAGCTAAAGATCCAACTGTCCAAACAGGTCGTGTTGGTGATGAATCAAAATAATTATATGCAACCATTCTATTTACAACAGAAGAGTTTGACTCTGGATAAAACCATATTACTTCTCCAAATAAATTATTTAATCCAGCAGACACCATTTGATTACCAGAATCTAAATTTATATTATCAAATACAAAATCTTCTACTAAACAAGGTAGTGACTCTAATTTACCAGCGTATCTAAAGAAACCATTCTCTGACATCCAGTATGCAGCACCATCAACTTCTACACATGCATTCTGCCCAACAAGTCCACAGTTAGTTCCAACTTGTGCAAACGCAAAGGTAAACGGTTGACCAACAAAACGTTGTGTAAACAAAGCTGTATCTGTCCAAACATATATTGCATCTCTACCTCTAATGGCTCCTCTTATCTGTGATCCGTCGGCCAATCTTTGTGTACCAGCTGTATTGGTTGCTGTAGGTGTGTACGTATTTATATCCTCTTGATCTGAGAATCTAATAAACATATCGTCTTGAGATTCTGGATCACCAATGGTTGTTTCTGTTCCATAAAATACTAAGTGTCTATCCGGTGTTGAAACCACTACGTGACGAGATGCTGTTGGCGCACCAGTAATAATTGTAGCTCTTGTTTCTGTTGCGTTTGACAAAGCAGAGTTCCAAGAAAATACAGCACTGTCATGAATTAAACAAATAGCTCTATCACCAAAATTATCTAACGACCACATACCAGGATCTAAAACTAAGTCACCTGATGCTGCTTCACCCCATGCAACAAAGTCTGTAGAAAAAGTTACTGTAGCACCGTCACTGTGTGACGCTGCAGTTGTTCCATCAACACCTCTTGTTACACCTGTTAAAGTATTACCACTAATACCTGTATAAGAAATTTCTTCACTATCTATAATAATGAAGTTAGTCCCAGAGCTAGAAAACTGAGATGCATCAGTTAATGTAATTGTTGTTGTAGAGTCATTAATCGCACCATTTAAAGTTGTGGTTAATGCAGAAGTATCTTCTCCTCCCCAAGATCCTAAGCCATATCCAAAACCTTTTGCTTGTACTGCTGGGCCCACAGGATAGTAGTGTTGAACTCTTATACCACCAGAAGTTGTAGCTCCTGACCCAGATTCATTAGATGCAAGTGTGATGGTAATTGTTGTTGATGTTGGTACACTAGTTACCATAAATTTTTTATCATCAAAATCACTTGAGGAAAAATTAGAATTAGTTGCTGAACTAAAGTTATCTAACAAAACTATATCTTGTGGATTTATACCATGAGATGTGCTGAAAGTTATCGTAACAATTGGTGATCCGTTGGTCGTGGTAAACGCACTAGTAAGCGTTGTTGTAGTTTTAATAGGATGTATGTCATAGAACACACCTCCAGAAAAAGCATATAAAATTCTATTTGTGCCAATAATCGAATATTTTCTTGCTAAACTATTTATAAAATGGTGCATACCTCGCCCTGCACCTGTTAGTTCATTTGCCCCAGTACCACCTAATTGATTCCACCCACCTATTTTTTCAGGTGTTCCATATCTAAATCTAACATTATCACAATCAACCCATTGACCCTCTGCTGTGGTTTCTGAGATTTGTTTATTGATACCTGGCTGAAATCCTACTTTTTGTAACATAAAAATCCTAAGTTATAGGTACTATAATACAAAAATCCACAATCTTAAACTATTTTATGTAATTGAAATATCCCCCATATAAATACCTGTCTTTATTTTCAGGGCATTTTTGTCCTCTGTGGGTGTGGGTAAAATAAGCTGGAAACAAGACAGCTCTACCTTTTACTGATTTGACTATATCACCATTCCAAAATTCTGTACCGCAATTATGATTTGATAGATATATCATTAAACATAAAACTCTATAAGAAGAAGAATAATTGTGTTCAAAATGCCATTCATTAAAGTAATTGTTTGGTTTAAAATATTTAATTCTAGTCTCTTGTAAAGATAAACAACTAGGGGTTTTTCTAATTTCTGGATAAGTCTCCATATATTCATCTAATAATTCTTGTATTTGTTTAGATTGCCAAATAGGTGTATCGTGACAGATATTGTAATAGTTTTCTTTTTTGCTAATAGATTGATGATAATACTTAATTATTTCATCACACTGTTCGTTAGTTAATAGGTTATCTTTTACAAGAGTAAAATTTTTATACATCTTAACTTTCTAGAGAAAGATTAAAAGATAAAATGGTTTTCCTACCTTCATTAAAAAGAGGAGAGCTATGTTTTAAATATGAAGGAAATATTATTATTTCTCCTTCTTTTATGTCTGTTGAAAAAGTTTTAAATTGTGTGGCCATATTTGAGTCGGGTAATTCTATATAATATATACCTGATAAATTGCACCCAGGATGTGTATGCCAACCATGAAAATCTCCTTTTTTATATTGTTGAAACCAAGCATCATGAATACCAAAAGAACTCACATTCCAAAATTTTAAAATATCTTTTTTAAAATTAGATAAAATATTTTGTAAAAAATAATTTACGTACGCTGTGTTTGCATTAGATTGTTTGTAGTCAGTTTTTACTTTATGCCTACCTTCTTCTTTGTGATAACTAGACTGAGTTTTATCTAAAGCATCTAAGAAAATTTTTTTATGATAATCATTGTTTTCAACACTTAGTATTAAACATTGTGATGAATATTCAATAACCCTCATCTCCACCAAGGCCCCATTCTCCAAATAACTAAAGTCATTCTGTCACCATTTTCAACTGGCGTAACTCTGTGTGGAGTATCTGATTTAAATACAACCATACTTCCAGGTTCATCTAATTCTTTAATTTGTTTTATATGTGATCCATCAAATAATTCTAACTTTCCTCCAGAATATTTTTGTTCAGATAAATTAACTAGTGCAGTTAATTTAATGGTGTAGTTATCTTCAACAGGTTGAGCATCACAATGAAAATCATATTTTGCTTGTATAGTTTTATCGTAATAATTATGTGCTATTTTAAAACTGTCTAATATGGGATATAAATCAAAACCAAAACTAAATTGATTTGCAGCGTCAATACACTCTGGTATTGGAGTAATTAAATCTTTAACTTCTTTATAAGTTCTATTTCTAACAGTAACTTTTTTCTCTGCAAAAGGTGCAGGATTATCATTATAATCTGTTGATGAAAGAAAAGACTGATTGATTTTTTTTATCTGATCTATTTCTAAAACTTTATTAAAATAATGATATACAGCTTTCATTTATCCTTTCAATAGTAATACCTTCAAATCTGCAAAATAAACATATTTTAAATTTGAATTCCTAAAACTATACAATACTTGTTCTAAATTTTCAACCATAGAAAAACCACTTAAATTAAAAGAGGTGTTCATAATTACAGGCACTTTAAATTTTTTTAATATTTCATACAAAACTTTATTTTGTTTTTCATTAACAGTTTGTATTCTACAACTTCCATCAACATGAACTAAAGAGGGTATTGTTTCTTTTGCTAATTTTTTAGCTTGAGGAGCATGCATCATAAAAGGTGTCTGTTTAATATTTAACATTTCAAAATAATCACCAGCTTTTTCTTCTAATATAGAACATGCAAAAGGTCTAAATGGTTCTCTGTTTTTAATTGTATTCATTTTAATTTTAGCATCATTTAATGTTGGATCTAATAATAAACTTCTGTTTCCTAAAGCTCTTGGACCTCCTTCAGATTTACCTTGAATTAAACCAACAACATGACCTTGATTCAAAAGATCAACTACTTTATCTGTTTCTACATTTTCAATTATTTTTTCACCATCATGTAATTTTATGTCTATCTTTTTTATTTCTCCACCTAGATAAACATTATCTAAGGGTTTTATCTTTTGTTTATTAAAATATAAGTATGCGTATGCACCACCTATGGAGGTGCCTTCATCTCCACAAAGTGGGTCAAACCATAAATTACAATCAGAAAATTTTTTTTGCAGTTTATAATTATTAATTATATTAAGAGCAGTGCCACCAGTAAAAACCATGTTGTCTGATTTAAATTTTTCAACAAGTTCTTCGTATTTTTTTTCAAAGTAAATTTGACAAGTAGCTGCTGTGTTTTTATTTTTAGGTAATTTTTTTAATTGCTCTTCTGTTACACCTTCTTTAATTGTATTCCACACCTCTTCATTAAAAGAACCGTATGATTGATAACCCATAAATTTTCCCTCTTCATCAAAAAAATTAAATAAGGCAGAAACCTCTCCATAAAAATACCCTAAATCTAAAGTGTTGGTTATTTCAAATTTAGTTTGATTATTAACCAACAAAGGTTTGTACTCGTTAATCCAATTTTTATTTAGAGACGGATGGTAATTTATATCTACAGTAACATTATTATCTTTTTTAAATTTTGACCAAACTTTCTTATATATACATTTTACACTATTTTCGTCAAAATCATATATAGAAGTTGTTTCATACGTTTCTGTTTTGTCTGTTAAGTACCAATCACTACCTCTTCCATCTACTACAAAAACTCTGGCTTTTTTAAATCCAGAATCAATATATGATTTAAAAGCATGAGCTGCATGGTGAAAAGCATGAAAAGACCAACCATTTTCATTGTTTAATAAAATGTTTTTATATCTTAAATATTGTAATACCTGACCTACTTCTATTTCTACATAATTATAACCAGTAATTACAAACTTATCTACTTGAAATTTTTTAGTTTTAAATAATAAATCTATGCAACCGTATGGAGCTCTTTTTATATGTCTCTCTCCAGACAACTTTCTTTCCTCTTTATACCAAATGACTTTATCATTTCTTATAACACAAACAGAGGGCTGGTGGTTTATTTGTATAGCACAAATTATCATTCGCTTTTTATTTCATCACTTGTTTTATCTTTGTTTTGATAACTAACTATATCTTTATCTTTCTCTAAAAAATTAGCCTGCCACTCAAATATTATTTTAGCAAAATTATTTACCACGTGTTTAAAAGACTCTGAATTAAAAAATATTTTGCCTTTTAATAATATTCTTAGTCTTTCTTTCCATGTGTATTCTATATCACAACTACCATCGTCATATTGTTTAAATTTCATTTTAAAAGAACCCTCCTTCTCTTTTTCCAGTGCCGAAAAATTGTCTTCCATCTTTATACTCATCTTTGTATTTTCCATAAGCATCTACATAATGTAAAAAAACTTGAGAGTGCCAATCCCCATCATAGGGTTTTCTACTGTGTTGTAGTTCAGTGCCTAAATATATTATGGCACTGCCTGGTTTAAGGACATAAGGCACACCTTCAACAATAAAAGGCCAATCCTTGTCGCCTCCAATACATACAGTAACACTTATTTCACAAGAAGGCCTGTCAGTATGCATTGGTAAAACAGATCCGTAAGTATACATTCTCCAATAAGAATTACACGGTAATAAGTTTGTTTGTGTTTCTTTTTCCATTAATTTTAATTTAGATAAAAGTAACGAATCAAATGTTGGATCTCCATATAAATAAAATTCTGCTGCAGGGTTAAGCACTGTATCGTTTTCAAACATATCATCATTTAATCTGTGTTTAATTATTGAATAATTTTTAAGTAGTATAATTTCTTCTTCAGACAAAAAGTTGTCAACTACCTTAAATCTAAAATCTTTTTTTATCTTACCCATGCTACTATAGTATATCTTGTTCCTTTCAAAACTGGTTTTACCGAATGAGGAAATAAAAAATTACTTGGCCATATAATTATTTTATTTGCTTTTGTTTCTACCATATATTCTTCTGATCCAGAAGGATTAGTAAAACAAAGTTCGCCTCCCTCATAATCATCATTTAATAAATGTATTATACTTAAACTTCTAGGACAAGCTGCAGCATGGTCAACATGATATTTGTAAAAATCATCTTTTTCATACTTTAATACGTTGATGTCAAACCACGATAAATCCACGGGTAGATCTGCAATTCCAACAGTTTTAGCATAATTTGGTAGTTCTTTTTTAATACTAAAATGTAAAAAATTATACCAATGAACCATGCTCAGTCTTTCATCATCTCTATTAACTCTAGTGGTCATTGTAGAACGAACATTTTTATCTACCGAACCTCCTTTATTCATAATTATAGCGTCTTCAAAATTAACACTTTTAAAATATTCAAGCATTTTTTTTAGATGCACTTTGTGTAAAAAATTTTCTTTTTGATATATTAAAGGTGTTAAATCCATTTTTTATTTGTCCAAAAAGTTTTTCTATACCATTCTTTAAAATTCATCATATGATTACTTCTTTGTTTAAAATATTTATCTGTGTCTATTTCTTTTACTTTCATTTTCCATTTATCTCTTTTAAAAGGAAAAACACTAACTAAAGGAGTTCCTTTTTTTAAAACCCATTTTCCTTGTTTATGACAAACAATTGGAAAATTAGTGTTTAAATAATGACCTGTATCAGTGTCAACAATTCCAGCGAAAGGTGTAAACCTTTCATCTTGGTTGTTAATAATAGGTAGAAATAATGTGCTATAACCTGGAGGTGTTTTAATTACCCACGTGTTTACTATTTTAACGAAAGGTAAATCACTGTTTTGTTTTACAAAAGGACATCCAGGGCCTAATTGATTTGTAGTGTGAAAATCAACGTATTTAGTAAAATTAGCGCCTTGCTTGTCTAATTTTTCTAAAAAAATCCCGCTAGGCATTTGGGTAGTTATATTAATATCTTGTTTGTTAAGTTCAGGGTTTCTAAAATTAAAATTTATTTGTATGTCGTGGTGGTTTTTTAAAATGTAACCAGCCTTTAGACTGTCTAAAAAAGGCATACATTTTTTTATGGTTTGCATACCAACATGGTATGGATATAAGGGGGGTAACTCACTTTCTAAATTTTTAAACCAATCTGGCATATTTTTAAACGCAGGAACAGGTTTTATATCTTCTTCATCAAGAAAATCTTTAGGCCCGTGAAACTCTATAATTCTTTCAAACATATAATTATTCTTTATATGTTAATATAACTTTTTAAATGATGATTGTCAATTTAGAACCATTCAGATGCGAATGGAACAGCAATGCCATTATCCATACAAACTTTAATCCAGTTTTTAGCTTCGACTGGAAAAGTTATACCGCCTGTTACATGTGGTTCCCATGCAATTAATTCTGATTCCATGGTTGAATAGTGAGCTGGTAAATCTGATCTACTTCTAACCCAATCTAAACCTCTATTTGTATAATCTTCTACTTTTTCTTGAAAATGTTCAGCTGTTATCGTGTTTACCACAGAGTTACCATCCGGTCCTGTAATTTCGTTAAATGACCAAGAATCATCATTGGCAATAACTGGATGCCATTTTGATTTTTCATAATCTTCGTCACTTACAACATGAAAATTTAAACTGCCTTGTTTGTCTTCCCAATAGCTTTTACATTCATCGTCTGCTATGTTTAAAAAATATCCACCTTCAGTTGTGTTTGAAATGTATTTTGCCATAATTATCTATCCTCAAAAACTATTAAATAACCTGCAGCACCATCCGTTCCAGTTCCTCTACCTTGAGTTGGAGATTTAGCCCCTGTTCCTCCAAAAGCAGCAATTTCTACATCTCCACCAGCTGCAGATGAGTCTGTTACAGTTGCTATGACATTTGGATCACAGTTTGAAACATTGTTAGTTGAACCTGGTGCAGTTCCAGCAGACCCAGGATTTCCTGGTGTAGATGGTCCAGCCCCTCCGCCAGCATTACCACCGTTCGCCGTTCCAATATTTGCTATTGTTGTTGCACCACCTTGGTTAGTTCCAGGTGAATCAAAGTTTACTCCTTGACCTTTTGCACCAACTGAAAAAGGTTGTGAGAATGGATGTGTTAAATCTTTTGTAAAAACACCAAAGGCTCCTTTACCGCCATTTCCTCCGTCTCTTTGACCAGGTGAATTTCCTCCAGGCATGGATGCTCCACCACCGCCACCTCCGCCGCACATATAGGCTACTGCGACTGTAGCGTTAGAGTTAGCTGTGTATGTTCCAGTAGCAGGTCCTTGTTTTATTAGTTCAGGAATAGTTGCTCCTGCACCACCTGCTTGCCCTGTCGAAGCGGCAATAACTCGACCCGAAGAGTCGATTGTAATATCAGCGGTTGTAAAACTTCCTTTTGCTGGTTTTATAATTCTTGGCATTTGTTATCTTTCCTCCTCAAAATTAATCTACTAATTCAACATACGAAACATGAAATGCTAAATCATTGGCAGCACCTGCTGTCACAGAGATTAGATCTGTTTCATCTAAATAAATCGGTCTACTAATTAAATCTAATGTTGAGTCTGCAGGCACTGAAATTGTGCTTGCGATTTTATAAAAAGTTGAGCCATCATCATTGCTAATTTCTACTGTTGCGTCAACAGCATTAGTTCCATCAATGTTTGCTAATAATATTGAATCAATTCTCACTGCAGTTTCTGCAGGAACATCAATCATTGTAGTTCTATTTGTGTCTGACAAAGTACCCATAGCATTTTTAGGGGTAATCGTTGCGACGTTAGCTAGATTTGGTGTTGCCATATTTTAATCTCCTTTTAAATTAATATCCGAAAACTAAAGACAATGCAATAGCTTTTCCGTCTGTTGTTATTTTTTGTGTAGAACTAGTGCCATTAGCATTAGTTAATTTACCAACCCCTGAGCCTTTTGGCACCAAAGTAAGGTCAATATTTGTGTCTCCCCCAACTGCTGAAAGAGTAGGGCTATTGCCAGTTGCAGCATTTGTTATATCAAAATGGTTGACTGCAGAGGCTGTTGTTTGAAATTGTAACTGTTCATTGCCATTTTCATCTCTAATTCCATGATCATCGTCAAAGTCAATCATGAAAGAATTAGTATCTAAGTTACCACCTAATTGTGGTGTGGTATCATCTACAACATCTCCACCAAACTCAACAGCAACAATATTTGGATTAGTACCATCATCTGCTTTTGCATATGCTAAAATAGTTTTACCATTTGCTATAGTAGCTGAAGTCCCTGATCCACTCACATATTTAAATACAACATTTTGTGATCCAGAGGTTCCGTTTTTTAAAAGGTAAAGTTGTTGAACATCTAAAGGTATTGTAACATTTCTAGATGCAGTTAATGATCCAGTAAATTCTATAACTCTGTGTGCAAGAGTTGCACCTGTTGAACCATCTGATACTGAAAGAGTTGTATCTCCAGAATCAGATACAGCTTGTGAAGCGGTTCCACCAAGAGCTTGTTCTACTAGTTGTAAATTTGTATTAGTTTTTGTTCCCCACGTACCAGCATTTTCACCGGTTGCTTGAAGTTCTATACCCAAAGGGCTAAATGTTGATGCCATAATTTTCTCCTATGCAGCGTCACTATAACTTGTATTTGATCCAGTTGCAACATCAGAATAAGTGTTATTTGAACCTGTAGAAGGATCAGAATATGAAGTATTAGATCCTGTGTCTACGTTCGCATAACTACTATCCGAACCAGTTGAGACGTCGTTATACGATGTATTTGAACCCGTGTCAACATTCCCGTAAACAGGAATAGTTGTGACTAATCCTAATCTAGATGTGACTGTTAAACCAGTAAATCCAACTATTGCATCGTCTGGAGTTATTGCTCCTACATTTACGGTCACAGATTGTCCAGATATTCCAACTACATCTGCTGGACTAATTGAACCCACTGAAACTGTTGATGAAACTCCTGTAGGAATTATTATTGGGTTTGAAGAAATTGTTATATCACCAACAGAAGACGATGCAGATTGACCTGTCAATCCTACGGTTTGATCAGCTACAGTTACTGAACCAATTGAAGATGTAGAAGAAACACCTGATATTCCAACAACATCAGCTGGTGTTATAGAACCAACGCTTATAGTTGATGAAACTCCAACTAATCCCATTACATCTGCTGGACTAATTGAACCAACACTTGCTGTTGACGAAACTCCTGTTAAACCCACTACATCTGCTGGGCTAATTGAGCCAACACTTAAACTTGCACTTACACCTGTTACAGTTACTAAACTGTTAATAGAACTTCCATAAGGTTCTTCACCCCAACCATTTCTACCCCAACCAACTAAAGTTCCAACGTTTGTTATTTCACCTAAAGCAGAGGTTATTACACCAACCGAAGAAACTCCTACAACATCTTCTGGTGATATATCTCCTACAGATGATGTTATTGATTGACCTGTTGGTATTATTGTTTGAATATCTCCTGCTTCAACAGAACCTATTGAGAAAGTTGCAGCTACTCCTCCAGGCTCAACAGAATATTGAACACCCCAACCAGAATTACCGTAAGCTTGTCTACCCCAACCTGCTAAGTTTTCTGCGTTTACATCTCCTATTCCAGAGGTTATTCCAAGTCCTGTTAAAGTTACAGGTGTTATTAAATCTATTTCAGCACCCCCTTGAAGCGCATCAATTTGTTGAGGCATGGTAACTTCAACAGTTCTAGTATCAAAAGCGGAAACAGAACCAACAGAGGATGTAACTGATTGACCTGTTGGTTCAACAGCATATTTAACACTCCATCCAGAATTGTTCCATGCTTGTCTACCCCAACCTTCAACGTTAAATCCATCAGCCGTTCCAAGTGAGGAGGCTATTTCAAGTCCTGTTACATTAACTACAGGATCATTACTTTGTCCCCATGGTTCTAGACCCCATGCATCTCTACCCCATCCTTGTTCTGCAAAGGCTCCTAGTTCTCCAACTGATGCTGTAAAGGAAACTCCTGTTAACGAAACTTTAAAAGCTCCATCCCAACCATCTTCACCCCATGCATCAGATCCCCATCCTGCTTCGTTAGAAGCTTCAGCTGAACCTAAAGATGAAGTTATTGGTAGACCTGTTAGAGAAACAGTTACAACATCGGAGTTCCACGAATTAGACCCCCAAGTTTGAAATCCCCAGGTTGAAGACATAAGGATTTACCTCCTTATGCTAATCTAATGATAGCTGTTGTAGCTCCCGCTGTTGGGAATTGAATTGTAAAAGTACCAGAAGATACAGTTTTGTCTGCTCCAAAAGCAATAGCTGCAACTGCTTTGTCAGACTCTGATGAATTGTATATTAGAGCACCATTTGCAGTAAATGATGCAGAAGTGAAACTTACATCAGCAAAATCACAAACAGCTGTTGTGCTGTCAGCTGTTGGTGTAACACTTGTAAGTGTGGCACCTCCAGATGTATATGCTGTTCCTGAAGAATTTGTGATTTCATTTGAAGTTGTAAAAGCTGTTGTGCTAGCACCTAATGTTGCTGAACTTGTGTATAACGCTATTTTAAAAGTGTCACCAGTTGTAGCTGTAAAATCATGAACACCTTTTAAAAGCTCTACTTTAAAACTTGTGCATATTGCCGATGTGATTGCCATATTATATCTCCTACGGGTTTACTGAGTTTACTGGTATACGAACAGTGCCATCTGTGTAGTCATCTCTTCGTCTTCTACCAACTTGCTCATTAGCAAACTTCTGTACTTCTTCTTTATATTTATTTTCATATAAAGTCAACATATCTATCGGACCTTTTAAAAAACCATAAGTTTCTGATAAACAACAGTATAGAAGGCCATTTGGGAAGTTAAGACTAATATAATTAGTGGTATTACTTGACTCTAAAGTAGCTGGCATTTTATTAAAATGAACTTTATACCTGTAAGTAGTGTTAGGCACTGGGGCAACAACTATACGACCAGAATTAGTAGCGCCATCTCCAGTGGCTCCACCAAACATAGCATAGTATTTAGGTTGACCTTGAGCAGCGGAGGTTCCGGTTACATCCTGATACTCTTGTAGGTAAGTTATATCTTTTTTTTCTAAATATCTGTTGGCTCCTGTTGTTTCAGATCCTGCAGTATCATAAACTTGTATGGCTCTAATAAATAAACATCCTGCAGGTGCATTTATAGTTTCTTGTCCAGCAACAAAATTAGCTAATTGTTCTTTTCTATCAGCATCAATAGGAACATCTCGCATTATTCTGTATTGAGCGTTTAAAATTATATTTTCTAATATGTCTGTTGTAAGAACATTAGAATCTGTTTCTGTGTAGTTTCTAATTTGTGTAACTAAGGTATCGTAACTTATTCCAGCCATTATCCTACTATCTCCTGACAACGAGGACAAGATTTTTTAAAACGTAAATGTCCTGCGCAATGTTTTAATTTTCCATCTTCTTCTATGTATATTGGAGTTTCTGGTTCTGGCATGTCTTCGTATAATTGAAGATGTTCATCTTTTTCTGGACATGCACATTGTTTAATACCAAATAAATTACATATAAAATTTTTTATTTTTTTAATCATGCTGTTACCGTTACTGGTCCTGCCGATGCAGAACCGCCTCCTCCTACTTCACTTATACTAGATGTTGTAGCTGTTGCAAAGGTATAATTATCATCATCTGTTTTTGTGATTGTATATCCTGCAGCTAAATTTATTGTTGCCGCAGCGACACCACCAACAACATTTGCATCTCTAAAACAAACAGTATCACCAGTTGATCTACCGTGGTCTGGTTCATTTACAGATATCGTTGTAGATCCATTTGTTGTGGTAAATGCATTTAATGGTAAAAGTTTTGGAACAGCCGTTTCTATTCTATCAGGTCTTACATGTCTTAAAGATATAGAATCACCATTCATTGGTTTTGGTTCTAATTGTGGTTGTTTTGGTTCAAACTCAGAAACATGTACAAATGAACCATTCCATTCTCTAACCATTTCTTTATATGGAAACTCCATACCAGATCTATCTGATATTGCTTTTGCGTATTTACCTGTTGCGTACTTTGCCATTATTTTCTAGGTCCCGGAGGTTTTGTAAATATTTTATAAGATTCTCTCACAGCCTCTTTATCTAAAGGTCTATTCTTATATTTATTTAAAAGTTTTTTATGTTTTTTTATAGCTTCTTTAAATTCAGGGCTTACTTTTTTAAGTATTCTTGCTCCCTTAACTAACATGCCTGTTGAAAATTTTTTTCTCATTATGATCCTGGGTAATATGCTTTAGGAGTAATGTGTGTGCTAGATGCAGAACCATCTTCTGCTAATGCTCTTGCAAACTCATCCTCATAAACTAGTTTTGTTTGTTGAATTAAATTTGGTTGATACTTCATGGATAGATAATACGCTAATCCTGACACCATGCAAGGCACAAATCTAAATGGAACATCAGTTGCATTTGTATAATCACCCGCATCTTGTATTCTTTTTATGTAATAAAAATGCATATCTTTAGATGCATTTGTTGAATCTGGTGTTGGATAAATGTGCACTCTAACTTTATCAATAAATCTTTCTACCCAATATTGATTAGGTGTGCCTTTAGATAACTTGTTAGAAAAACCTGCGTAAGTAGATCTATCTACTTTTGTCATTGGTGAATCTGATTGTGTTGTTTGAGTTCTATTTGACCTTAACTGTGCTTCAAGAACATCGGATATTCCAAACACGTTTGCTGGCGTAGAGACAGCACTTGTGCCATCATCGCTAGATCTAAAAAAATCATAATCTGACTGTCCTTCAATCAAATCCATATTAAGTTCATCCACTTCCCAATAGTGAATACCTCTATTGCCCCATTCTTGAAACAATATATTTAATGTTCTTCTAGCGTTTTTTAATTGGTAACCAGCAACATTTTGCTGTCCTATTCTTTCAAAAGCTTCTTCTATAATCTCATCAATAGCAAAAGTTTTGTCGAACGTTGCTGTTCCCGAAGTAGTATTAGCCATTTAAACTCCTACGATTCGTAAACTTTAATCCATTCACAAACAATTGTAGCTGTATCTCCATTAGAGCAAGCTGGTAAAACAACGTTTACGTCACCAGTAAAACCTGTTGCTTCTGTATTTTTTAATCCACCAAATGATGAATAATCATATTCCATTTCACCTGCTAAAGTTTGAAATACCACATCTGTGTCTGCATCCCATTGCATTCTAATTGCATCAACTGGTGCAGTTACTGAAACATTAAAGTGTACTTTGTTTAATCTTACAGTTTTGCAAGTTTTACCGTTGCTTGATGTTAGTGCAGAAACATCAACTATTTTAGTTGTGTTTCCTGTTGAATCAGAGACCACGTTATAATGCGTGATTAATTTTTTGTCTCCTTGAAATACAATATTATTTAATACTGTGTCTGCCATGTTTCCTCCTTTTCAAGAGCGCCTGCATCACCAGGCGCTCCGAGTTTAATTATTATTGATCAGCAAATGCCGGTGCAGTTGCAGATGTTACATTACCAAAAATTTGATAATTAGTTGTGTCTTTTCCAACGATGGTAACATCAAATCCAGCAGGAACGTTTATTTGAAACGAGCTGTTTGAGTTTCCATCAGAAAAAACTGAACTTACTTCATTGTCTGAATCAAGAAATGTGACTCCACCTATGAAAAAATTTGTATTACCTGGAGTAACGATGATTGCGTCAGTCGCATCAGCAGCTCCTCCTGCATAAACAAATCTAAACACAGATCCAGCTATTGGAGCTGGAAGAGTGTATGTATTATCTTGACCTCCATCTGGAACAAGTAAAACTCTTCCGCTGTGTGTTGCGTTTGTAAGAGTTACGTTTCCATCAGAAAGACTTACTGGTCCATCACCAAATGTTGTTACTTCAGTAATTGCTCCAGTAGAAGTGTTTTTACTAACAGTTTTAACTGTGCTTTCAGATCTTACCGGACCTGAAAAAGTTGTATTTGCCATAATTATATCCTCCTAGTTTCCGATCATAGTCTCTAGGCCGTCGACTATACTCGTCTATGATCTAATTAATTGTATAGTGATTAATTTATATACTAGTTTTTGATAGAGCGCAAGAGAGCCTGTA